TAAGAGTGATCCGGATAGATCTTAAACGTAAGAGATCCGATTTTATTTACTTCCAAATTCAAAGTCGGATTAACGACTTTTAAGTTATTGGAGTTAGGCGACCATAAAGTAAGGTTATCCATTTGGATATTTAACATTAGATCGCCCCCTCCCTATACTCGAAAGTAATCTTACCGGTACCCGTTACCTCGATAATATTCGTACCGCTATGCAATTCGAAATTATCGATCGTATACGTACCGGCGCTAACGGAAACGGTCGCGCCGTTAAACGTAATCGTAGTCTCGCCGGTTACGGTAATGGTCGGTACGACGTCGATACTCTCGTTATCCAGGTATACCAGGACGGTACCGTTAATATCTCGAGAGTATACGGTCATTTCGCGACGGAGTCTAAAAGGCTGAGCGTCGACGTCGAGGTTAATAATAATATAATTACTACGTAACTCCGTCGAGACGCTCGCCTCGCCCTCGTAATAGTGGTTAGGGTAATCGTCGTCGACAATTTGGATCGTCTGACCGTGTAAGCGATTCATATAGGCGTCGAGTTCTAACAGATACTCGCGATCGCCTGTACCGAAATATTGAAAAGATAAGGCTCGATTATAAAACGTAACCTTACCGGTAAGAGCCTTAGTAAGGTTAAGTAAACCGTTACGACCGGGTACCTTAGCGGTAAAACTTTGGATCTCCGGCTTTTCAATTTCCTTTTTTTCCTGTACGAGATCCAGGTCGTCGCCCGTATGAGTGATCTCGTTTCCGAAAATGATAGTAATACCTCTCACGGTTTACCACCCCCTCGCAACCTTACTATATTTATCGTTTAACGCGTTATCGACCGGATCGATAATACCGCCGACTAACTCGCCGCTATCGAGTACGACCTGTAAACGATCCAGGCGGTCGTAAATACGATCGAGCTTAGATAATAACTCGCCATTACTACCCATTCCAGGAGACGCGGAGTAGCGGTTAAGCTCTTTCGCGACATTTCTTAACCAACCGGTATTTTTTTCGAGAGGTACGATCGCCTCGGCGCCGTCCTCGCCGATCTCAGCGACCGTAGGACGAGTAATAACCGCGCCCTTAGCGAGTCGAGGTAAGCTAATTTCCTTAATCTTACCGACGTCGACGCCGGGTAATTTATTCGCGAGATCGATCGCGGAGTTAATCAGGCGAATACCCTTGTTAATCGTATTTTCGATCGTGGAAAGTACGCCGTTAATACCGGTCTTAACCGTATTACTGATCGTGGATCCGATACTCGAGCCGATACTCGAGAATTTATCCTTAATTTTCGTCCACAGGCCGGAGAAAAAGGATCCCCATTCCGAAAAGGCGTTTTTAACGGACGTCCACGCGTTTTTGAAAGTTTTGGAAAACCAGGAGGCCGTATCGGAGAAAGTATCTTTAATTTTCGTCCACAAACCGGAGAAAAATTTAGTGCAAGCGTCCCAGGTTTTCTTAATACCGCTCCACGCGGATTTGAAAAACTCGACGATCGCGTCTAAGACCTTTTTCACGGTCTCCTTAATCTTATTCCAAACCTCGACGAATTTCTCTCGAGCCTCGTCGTTCGTCATAATGAAAGTAACGATACCGGCGACGAGCGCGGCGACGAGCGTAACGATTAACATAATCGGGTTAGCATTTAGCACCGCGTTAAATAACGCCTGAGCGATCGTCGCTCCCTCGTTAGCTAGCTTATACGCCTTAATCGCACCGACGACCGCGTTAATCGTAGAGGCGACGTTCCATACGAGCATACCGGTACCGATCGCGACGACGGTCGAGACGATTAACTCGCCGTGATCGACGATATAACCGACGAAATCGCCGACTTTCTCGACTAACTTAGAGACGACGTCCTTAATAGCCGGGCCGTTTTCCTTAACGTACTCGATCGCCTCCTCGACGACGGGTTTTAACTCCTCGCCTAAAGGCTTAACGACGTCCGTCTCGATCGTACGGCCGAGACCCTGTAAAGCGGATCCGATATCGTCGTATTTCTGCTCGTTAATATCCTCGAGCGCGGTCGAGGTTTTGGAGATCTCTCCCTCGACGCTCATAAGAGCCTTAACGCCCTCGACGCCGAGATCCTCCCACATGGTACCGAATAGCGCGACGCCGACCTGATTCTGAGCGAGAGGATCGTCCATTTCAAAGAGCGCCTTACTAACCTTACCTAACGCGTTTCGAGCGTCCTCGCCGCCCCTAGCAAATTCCGCAGAGGTAGCGGCGGCGTTTAAGCCGAGAGCCTCGAAAGCCTTAGCGGTACCGTCGGATCCGTCCTTAGCGCGGATACCAAACTCTTTAACGGCGTCGCCGAGCTTATCGACGGAGAAAGTACCGTTTTCGGCACCGTTAACGAGCATATTAAACATTTCCTCGGCCCCGATACCCATATCGGAGAAATGTACGGCGTACTCGTTAATCGTATCCAGGAGGTCGCCGTTTTTATTTAAGCCATTTTGGGCGCCCTGAGCGATAAGGTTATAAGCCTCCTCAGCGCTTAAGCCGTACTGATCCATAAGCATTTTAGCGGATCGAGTAGACTCGTTAACCTCAAACTCGAAAGTATCGCGTAACAGTAAAGCGCGTTCGGTAGTTTTCTCTAACTCCTCGCCGCTCAGCTTAGTATTTTGCTTAACGGTCGCCATAGACTCGGCGACGTCCTGGATATTCTCGCCGAAATTATTCGCGTAAACGCGCTCCATAGACTCGTTAAGAGCGTCCATTTCCTCGGCGGAGGCTCCGGTCTGAGTAACCAGGGTATTAAAGGCCTTATCGAAATCGGTAGATAACTTTAGAGCATATCCGCCAATAGCCAACGCCGCGCCACCGACTACGGCCGCGCCGGTCTTAAGAGTCTCGAAAGCGCCCTCGGCCTTTTCCTTAAAGTCGCTTAACTCTTTCTCGGCGTCCTTGACGGCCTCTTTATACTCCGAGGTAGCGTCCTCGGCGTTTTTAGTACCCTTAGAGACTTTCTTAAGCGCGTCCTCGGTCGTAGATAACTCGTTACCCATATCCTCGAGAGACTTTTCAGTCTGCATAATTTCGCGCTGAAACGCTCTAAGCTGATTTTCGGCGATCTCGCCGCGCTCAAACTGAGCGATAACCTGAGCCTCGGCCTCTTTAAGAGTATTAAGTTTTTGGGTAGTTTCGGCGATCGCGCTCTTTAAGATATCCTGTTTCTGAGCGAGTAACTCCGTATTAGTAGGATCAAACTTTAAGAGTTTGGTTACTTCTCTTAATTCGACCTGTAAAGACCTGGATTTCTTTTCGGTCGATCCGAGCGCCTTGTCGAGTTTCGTAGTATCGCCGCCGATCTCGACGGTAATACCTCTAATCGCCTTATTAGCCATACCTTAACCCTCCTTTCCGAATTTATCGCGTAACTTATTACGATCCGGCTTAGTCTGCTCTAAAAGCCACGCGTTTTTTAGATACTCCTCGCCCTTTTCCGTCTGACTCATACGGTAAATAAAGGCGTCGCGCCGGAACGTCAAATAGTCGAGATAGTCCAACTCCTCGACCTCGAATATATTTAGGCCTGTATACTCGGATACGAGCTTTTCCCAGGCCGTAGTAACTACGTAATCGTATCCCTTATCATCGTCCAGGGGATAATAAGGGATTTTCAGTTTTTTGAGGCGATTACCTCGTCGATAAACTCCATATAGGCGGTAAAGAAAATAATTACGTCCTCAAAGTCGAAAACGCTCTCGAGAAACTCCTTAGTAATCTTAGCGCCGGTCTTATTACGACTCATAATCTTAGCGCAAGCCTCGAAAAGATCGTCGGTATCGGCGTCGTTAGCGCCGTCCTCCGCGATCTCGTCTAAGCTAGCTTTCATCAGGGTAAGATCGTCCATAATCGCTTTAGTAGGAGTACCGACGAAAATAGTCGTCTTATTTTCGTCTGCAAAAGTGACGGGTAAATACTGCTTTTTAACAGTATTGAAATTGAGCGCCTTAGCCATTTTCATAACCTCCATAAATTAAAAATAGGACGGAGGCGTTTTACCGCCCCGTCCTAGCAA